AGAAGACTACAGGTGTGCGGCCAACAAAAGAAGCTGTTAAGAAAGCAAAAACGCTTACAGGACCAGCAGCAGTTAAGGCACTTCAAGATCGTGTGTCACCTGCTGGCGTAAAGAAGGCAGAGATGGATGCAAAGAAAGCCATCGCTAAGAAGTACCCAGGATTAACCAAAAAGTCTAAGTAAGGACCCCACATTGTTATCAGTCAAAGAAGTAGACGCTAAGCTCGCACGCTTACGTACTCGCTCATCAGCGCGAGATCAGCGTATGCGCGATGTGCTCTCGGTGCGTCAGGGAGATATCTCTAAGGTATACCCTGCAATGTTTTCAGAGGAATACCCAAAGCCTCTGGTTGCAAACTTCATTGACGTAGCAGCACGAGATCTCGCAGAAGCAATGGCACCACTGCCATCATTTAACTGCTCAGCAACTAATATGGTTTCAGACTCAGCACGCAAGGCTGCAGATACTAGAACTCGTATTGCAAACTTTTATGTAACAAACTCAGACCTACAACTGCAGATGTACACAGCAACAGATTGGTATAACACCTACGGTCTTGGTATCGGTATGGTTGAAATGGACTTTGAGGACAACAATCCTCGTATCCGTATGCTCAACCCATTTGGTACGTACCCAGAACTAGATCGTTATGGTCGTGTTCTATCTGTTACTCAAGTTATTGTTACCGATGCAGAGACACTAGCTGGTCAGTACCCAGAGTACTACGATTTAATTTTAGGTAAGAACCAATACGCTTTGTCATCTCCTTACGTATCAATGGTTCGCTACCACGACAAGGACCAAGACCTGCTCTACATCCCAGAGCGTAAGAACTTGGTGCTATCACGCACACCTAACATCTTGAACAAGCCAATGGCATCTGTCATTATGCGCTCTTCACTCGATGGAGAAGCACGCGGTCAGTTTGATGATGTGCTCTCAGTTCAGCTTGCTCGTGCTCGCTTTGCAGTGTTGCAGATCCAAGCAGCAGAAAAATCTATCCAAGCACCTATTGCTATCCCACAGGATGTGCAAGAACTTGCACTTGGTCCAGATGCGATTATGCGTTCTGCTAACCCACAAGGTATTCGTCGCGTTCCACTAGAGCTACCACCTGGAGTCTTTACAGAATCTGGCGTACTAGAGCGTGAACTACGTATGGGTGCTCGTTACCCTGAATCTCGTTCAGGTAACATTGACGCATCAGTTGTAACAGGCCGTGGTGTGCAAGCGCTACAAGCTGGCTTTGATACACAGATCAAGGCAGCACAAGCACAGTTTGCTCGTATGTTCCAAGAACTTATCTCTATTTGCTTTGAAGCAGATGAGAAGGTATTTGGTGGTATTCCAAAGACCATCAAGGGAACAGATGACGGTACACCTTACGTTCTCAAGTACACACCATCTCGTGACATCAAGGGTGAGTACGGCGTAGATGTACGCTACGGAATTATGTCTGGTATGGATCCAAACCGTGCCATCATTGCATTACTACAAATGCGTTCAGACAAGCTCGTATCACGTGACTATGTACGTCGTGAGATTCCTATGGACTTGAATGTTACCCAGGAGGAACAACGTGTTGATATCGAAGAAATGCGCGATTCTTTGCGCGTGGCTGTTGCTCAGTATGCTCAAGCCATTCCAGCCCTTGCAGCGCAAGGTCAAGACCCTAGTGAGATTATCTCACGCATCGCAAGTGTTATCCAAGGTCGGCAAAAGGGCCAATCGCTAGAATCAGTTATCGAAAAAGCATTTACACCAGAACCACCACCACCTGCGCCAGATATGGCGATGGCAGGTGGCCCACAACTTCCAGCGGCAGGTGCGGCCCCCGCCCCAGCCTCAGCGCAACCTCCACAAGAACAAGGTGGTATGGCCCCTGCTGCTGGTCAAAAACCCGATATAGCCCAACTACTCGCTGGTATCACCGGCGCAGCTTAAGCAGAGGAGGTGTAAATATGAACAAGGGATCTCGCGCAGCAGCGCCAATGTCAAAGCCAGTTGAAGGCAAGAAGGACACATCTAAGCCAGCAGGACCAGGCAAGGTAGTTCCATCAATGATGCCAGCAGGCCGTCGTGGCAACGCAGTAAAAAAGGGATAATAACTTTTTAAGGGAGGGTGTACTGGACGATGAAAGATGATAATTACATTTCTCGTCCAGTGCGCTTTCTTGATTTTGTTGTTGTAGGAGTAGGCTTTCTACACAACATAGCATCATCTGTTGAAACGCTAACAGGTGAACTAATGGAATTAGCAATTTACCAATCAAATCATCTTACTCAAACCAATAGGGCTTGGGAAGATATGACAGCAGATTTAGAAAAATTAGAGGAGGACAAACAGTGAGTATGATGAATCCACTGGCTGGACCAGCAGGCCCAGGTAAGTACTCCACACGTACCGATAATCTACAAATGGGATCTATAGCATACGGTGAAGGCGTCGAGACACAGGCTATTAAGTCTGGTGCTCCGCTAGCCAAGAGTGGCGATGTACGTCCTGCTCGCGCAGGAGATGTACGTCAGGCTGCAACAAAGGCACCACTAACAGGATTATATGCACCAACAGAGCGACCAGATGAACCAATTACCGCAGGTGTAGATATGGGTCCAGGTCCAGGTTCTAGTTCATTGATGATGAACCAACCAGCAGACTACACAAACTTTAACGCTAACATCCAATCTTATACACCAGTACTTTCATACATTGCATCTTTGCAAAACACATCACCTGAAACACGTCGAGCAATCAGACAGCTAAGGGATTCTTTGTGAGCGTATGGAACAGAATTGGTGATGTAGCCTCTACTGCTGCTAAAAATGCTTTTAAGTTTGGTGGAGAAGTAATTGGAGCAGGTACAGGAGTTGCACGCTTTGCGTGGGATGTAGGTACTGCTCCTTGGAATGACCAAGCTCAGTACAATGGCTTTATTCAGCCATTCAAAACTGCTGCTGCAAAAGAAGGTGGCAACATAATCAAGCCACTTTCATCTGCAGGTGGCGCAATTATGAAGGTTCCTGGTGTTGCACCAGCCCTTGAGCGTATCAATTACATCAACCGTGAGTACATCCGTGAGCCATTAACTACATATAACCTAGTTCTTGGCGATATTACATCAGGTCGTGAAGACCTAACTGCAGTTTTTGACCCTAACGTATACAGAAAAGCCTACAAGGGCGCACAGGAAATTTCATTTGGTCAAGCAGCACTTGCTGTTGGGCGCAATGTTTACGACCCAAAGTTTAATGTTTACGATCCAAAGCAACGCGAAGCAGCATTTAAGAAAAGCGCTTGGGGTAAAGCCCTATCAGGCGGTATGGATCTAAGCATTCAGCTAGTTGGAGATGTAACTGTTGGTGCTGGTAAAGTTCTTAAGGCAGCAAAAGCATCTACATTGGGTGTAGGTAAACTCAATAACGCAGATGCTGTAGCAAAAGCAGCAGAAGATATTACAAAAGCACAATACGGTGAAGCAAACCGTATGACTAAAGTGCTAGATGACTTTACTGCTAACGATTCTGCCTACGCTATTAACCATCCAATGGTTAAGTCCTCATCTAACCCAGGATTGCTAGCACATCTACTAGGCGATTCCGTAGATCGTGACGAAACAGCGCTGATTCTACGCTCTGCTATGTCAGATCCTGCAGCTATGGACGAATTACGCTTACAACGTCGCTACATTACAGATGCACTAGAGACTGCTCGTGGTGATTTGTCATCTGTTGATGAATATAAGTTATTTGCTGCTCCAGACGGTTCTGGAATGCTTCCATTCCTTAATGATGACCCAGCAGTTTCACAAGATGCTCTTGCTAACTACGCATCCCTTGCAGAAAACGACAAGTACTTTGCAAAGCTGATGGAAGTTGGGCAGGGTGGCGGTGCGCTTACACGCACAACTGGTAAAGGATTGCAGGCAATTGAGAACTTTGTAGCAGAAGGCCGTGCAACTAAGTTCTATGACAAGGTTAATGGCAACCCTCGCGTAGAGGTTTTCCAACCAACGCCTTTCCACCGCCTATACCAGAAGATCTCTTGGGCATCTGGGGAAAAGCCAGCAGGTTTAATTGACTTTAACGATGCAGATTCTTACCGAGAGGTAATTGCAACAACTAATCAGTTAGATAGCATTCTTAACTTAGATCCTGCACAAAGCAAGTCTATCCTTGACTCATATATCGGAGCACGTACTCCTGAAGAGCGTATGATTGCAACAATCAATCTTGAAGGCGAAGCACTCCGAAAGATTGCTGCCAAGTACGATATTGATGAAGACATTGCTAACCAGATTTACAATAACTATAACGGTGCTCGTACATCTGCACTTAAGTCCATTAAGGACAAAGGTTTTATGGTTGATACCGACGGTTCAATCATCAAGATACCTCAACTAGAATCTCAGACAGCAGACTATCTGCCTATTATGGATTTCAAGTTAATGGATAATCTGCTCAAGCGTAACAGTTCTGCTCTTCGTGGAGTAGTCGGAGCAGGTAAAGACAGTTTCCTTACAGTTGCTGACTTTGTACAAGATGCTTTCAAGGCAGGAGCTTTGCTTCGCCTTGGTTATACACAACGTAACGCTATTGACTCTCAACTTCGTATCGCAGCATCAGTTGGTTCTCTTGCTACATTACGCCACCTAGGCCCAGGACTTAAGAACGCTGTCAACAACAGTGTTGCAGTACCTGCTCGCTTTATAGATAGTTACCGTGCAGTAGATTCCGGTATGACAATCAAGCAAGTCCAGCAATCAAATGTTAAGGTTATTAACGAACTCAATGGCCTTAAAACTAAGATTGGTGAATTAGAAGCAAAGCTATCTTTGAAGCCTGATGACATTGACCTTAATGGTGAACTCAATACCTTGAAACTTCTTCAAGAAGAAAAGGTTGCAGTCTACAAGCACTATGCAGATGTCTTATCTCGCAAGGGAGTTAAAGACCCTAAGAAGCGAATTGGTACTGGTACTTACAAAGTAACAGGTAGCGATGGCGAAGTCTATGACTTACACGATGCTTTTGGTGGACCACTAGGTGATATGTTCCGCAAGATTGCATCATCTGGTAACTCATTTGAGCGTTTAGTTGACAGCAACACAGATATGTATATGCGTAAGTTGCAGTCTAAAGGTATTGCACAGGTACGTCCAACAGATCCTGCATACTTTGAGCAGTGGGCGCAAACCCTACGTCAACAGTTTGGTAACTCTGCAGTAGTAAACAAGATTGTTGCTGGACAAAGCATTGACGATATTACTAAGTGGTTACGTAATTCAGCAGAAGGTCGTGACCTTCGTAAGCGTCTTGCTCTTACATCAGATGAGTCAAATGAATATGTTAACAAGATTAACGGATTCCTAGACCAGTACCTGCCTCTTCAGTCAGGCCTACGTGGCAAGTTGAAGGATATTACTGCAGCAGATCTTCGTTCAGCATTTGATGATCCAACTGAACTGCCTGTAATCCACGGTCACGTACTTGAAGAAGCGCTATTTAACGCATCTCAAGTTAAGGGTCGCGAGATTATCAATACAATGTTTAAGTTCCTTGGAACTTTACCAGAAGATACTTGGGCAAGAAACCCATTGTATGTCTACCTATATCGCCGTGAGGCAAAGCGTCGTCTTGATGTTATGACAGGCCAAAAGGTAGAGCGTCTGACAACAGAAGAGCAGGCGCGTTTGATGTCACAAGCTCACAAGATTGCACAGCGTGAGATGAAGGGTATCCTGTTTAACATCGAACGCCGAAGCAACCTTGCTACAGCATTTAAGTACATCAGCCCATTCTTCTCTGCACAAGAGAACTCATACAAAACTTGGACTAAATTAGCAGTAGCTAATCCTGCAATTGTTAATCGCGGTTACCTAGTATGGAATGCTCCTAACCAGGCAGGCCTTGTTACAGACCAAGAAGGTAACGAAGTACCAGCAGGTAAAACTAGTGGTAACGATATTATCTGGGTAGGACTGCCAAAGGGAATCACAAAGATTCCTGGTCTTCAGTCATTAACTGAAATGGGTATCCCAAAGGGTTCACTAGATATTTTGTTCCAGGGTGGATTAGATATCCTGTATATGAAGGGTAACCCAAATGTATTTAGCGACATTTTCCCAGTAGGACCTTATGTTGCTATCCCTGCATCAGAGATTACTAAGCGTCAGCCTTCACTAGAAGACTCATTCAAGTGGGCATTGCCATTTGGTCCATCAAAGGATGCGATATCTGGGCTTACGCCTACTTGGTTCCAACGTTTGCAGACTCGATCAGCAGGTCTTGAAGACCCAGCATTTGCTCGTTCTTATCAGTTAATTTGGAACACAGAGCAGCAACGCGCAAAGCGCAATGGTAAAGACCCAGTGCCTGCAAACAAAATTCTTAGAATGACTAAGGATTACTGGAATATGCGTACAGCGGCTAACTTGATTATGCCGTTTGCTCCACGTTTTGATAGTCCTTACAAGTATTACTTAGATAAGTCTCGTGAGTACCGTCGTATGTACGGACTTGAGGCAGATGCTAAGTTCCTAGATGATTACCCAGAGTTCTTCTCGTTCTCTGCAAGCCTTTCATCTAACCCAACTAACGTACAGTCTTCTGTACAAGCAGTTGAAAATCTTAAGAAGTATGATGGATTGGTTGGAGATCTAGCAAAGGTTGAACCACGTTTAGTTGGTTTAATTGTCAACGACTTCTCAGGCTATGAGTTCTCACAAGCTGCTTATGATTACCTATATGGTAAGCGTATATCGCCAGATTCACCACAGAAGTTCCTCACATCTCAATCACCAGCAGATGCACAAAAGCGCAATGAGGCTGAAAAGGGATGGATCCAGTACAACCGCATTATGGATGCTATTGACAACGAACTTCAGGATCGTGGTCTTTCTTCAACACAGCAAAAAGGTGCAGAAGATCTAGCAGTTCTTAAGGCTGCATTTATTACTAAGTTATCTATTAAGACAGATGCTGATGGAAATAAGATTGTTAACCCAAAGACTGGTCAGTTTGAACAGACTCCTTGGTATGACGATTACCTAGATTCAGATGGATCTAAGACCAACCGAGTAATTGTAGGTCTTGTAAAGATTCTAACTGATAAGAAGTTTATTGAAGTCAACAAGAACAACTCAACTTGGAAGTCAGTATCTGCCTACTTAGATCTACGCAAGGCAGTTGCCCAAGAACTTGTAGGTCGTGATGTTAAGTCTATCAACGCTAAGGCTAATATGGATCTAAAAATGATTTACGATGGAACTGTCAACAAGTTAAAGCAAGATGACAAGTTAGGTTTTGCCTATGTATATGACCGCTTCTTGTCACAGGACCTTGTGTACGACAAGTATTTAACCCCAAAGGAGAATAAGTAATGGCTTTATCACCAGCAATGAAAGCGCTCCTCAAAGGTCAAGGATTTTCAGATGCAGAAATTGCCGCTTTTGAAGCAGCAGGTTCATCTGCTACAGATACAAAGGGCGATACACCAACAAAGCCAAAGATAACTCTTAATAAGTATCCAAGCGTTTCTAGCCCTACACAGGCAACAGCACTTATCAATAAAGTGTTTGAATCTGTACTCAAGCGCCCTGCTACTGCTACGGAAATGAAGAAGTGGAAGCCACTTCTCAAAGCAGCACAGGAGCAAAATGCTCCTACCCAGAAGTATGACGTCAAGGGTACTGTTGGTACTCAGAACAGTACAGGTGGATTAGATTCTGATACTTGGCTTTTAATCCAGTTAAGCAATGACCCAGAGTACGCAGCAGAAATCGCAAAGGTTAAGTTTACTGACCCAGCTCTATTCCAGCGTCAGTCAGACAAGAAACTGTATCAAGACGCAATCGCAGCAGCAGGCAACGATGCTACTAAGTTAGCAGAGGCTGAGGCAACAACTACCTATGGTCGAGGACTTAAAGACCTTAAGGATGCTATTGAGACAGCACGCCTTGCAGCCGGTGCAGATCTTACTCAAGATGAAATAAACGCTATAGCGCAAGAGGCCTACGATAAGGGTCTTGATAGAGAACGTAATTCATTTAACACTTTCCTTGACCAGAAGTTTAAGTTTAAGGGCCAAGGTGCTACAGGTAATGCAGGCGAGCAACTAGCAGAACTACAAAGGACTGCAGCGGCAAACGGACTAGATCTTCAAAAGAACTTTGGTCCACAACTGCCTACTTGGCTTGCATCCATTAACAAGGGTGAGTCTGTTGATACTTTCAAGAAGATGATCCGTGATGTAGCAAAGATTGGTATGCCACAGAATGTAGGAGCAATGCTTGATAATGGCATTGACCTAGATGCTATCTACTCTCCTTACAAGAACGTAATGGCATCTGTCCTAGAGGTTACTCCAGATTCAATTACATTGAACGACCCAGTACTGCGTAATGCAATTACTGGAGATAAAGAAATTCCTATTTACGAGTTTCAACGTCAGCTTCGTCAAGATGATCGTTGGCAGTACACCAACCAAGCAAAAGAAGAAGTATCAAACGCAGCGCTTAAAGTCCTTCGTGACTTTGGATTTATGGGGTAACCAATGGCATATACAGAGGCACAGTGGAATAAATTTCAAGCAAGTTTGCCAGCAGAAGACCGCATCTCTTACCTTGACTACCTTAAAGAAGAAGATCCTGCTGCATACAATAAACTTGTCAGCAAGATCCTTGAAAACCTTAAGACAGCAGAACTGCAATCTGGTACTCCTATAACCAAGGTTGTTGATGAACGTGCCAAAATTGCTGGCGCTAAGACAGACACTGCAGCACAAAAGGCTGCAACAGTTGCTGCTGCTAAAGTTGTTCCAAATTTTAGAGCAGCAGAAGCAGCATCTGCTAAAACAGATTCAGCTGCAACCGTATCAGTTTCAGCAGCAGAAAGTGCAGCACAAAAGCGTGCAGCAGAAGCAAAGGCAGAAGCAGATGCAAAGGCAGAACAAGAAGCTGCCAGAATAGCACTTGCTAAGAAAATAGCAGATGCCAAAGCAGCCCAAGAGGCAGCAGACAAAGCTGCAGCGGATGCAAAAACAGATGAAGAAAAAGCATTGGCTGCCGCATTAGCAGAAGCAGCCGCAGCTGCTGCGGCAGATGCAGATGCCACAGGAGAGCTTGCTGGCGACGATAGCACAGCAGCAGATGAAGCAGTAGATGTTGTTACTGAACTTGCTGAGCCGCCAGGAAGACCAGGCAAGGCTTGGATTGTTGCAGCAGACGGTAAGACTTGGGTTAAACCTGGTATGCCATCAGATGGCAAGAAGTATGATTGGAATGATGAGACAGGTTGGACTCTTGCTGTTGAAGCAGCAGATGAATACACAACTGTTGATGGCGTACTTACATTTAAGGGTTCCCCATTTACTGGATCTTACAACGGTAAGAACTATAAAGACGGTAAAGTTGTAGAAGAGCCAGCTGCAGACGAATACACCACAGTTGGTGGCGTACTTATGTTTAAGGGTGCAGCCTTTACTGGTAATTACAATGGTAAGAATTACAAAGACGGCAAACTCGTAGAAGTTGCAGCTGAAGAAGACACTGGAGACGGTGCCAAGACATACACAGCAAGTGACGGAACTAAGTTTACAGATCAAGCAGCCTATGTTGCTTATCAGAAGATGCTTACTGAAGGCGATCTAGCTAATAAAACAAAAATAGAAGAAGCCCTTGCAGCACGCCAATCAGCCTATGATTTACTATACACACAATTTGCAAACTACGGTCTTGGTTCTTTAGTAGAGCCACTTAAGGGACTCATCAAAAGCGGTGCATCTCCTTCAGAGTTTGCTATCAAGTTACGTACCGATCCTTTATATAACACTGCATACAAGAAGCGTTTTGCTGCAAATGATCTGCGTATCTCCAAGGGCCTTAAGGCCATTGATGAAGCAACATACTTAGGTCTTGAGGACCAGTACCAAGAAATCTTGCGTAATGCAGGATTACCAGAATCTTACTGGAAGCGTGGAGAACTAGGAATCCAAGAAGGATTTACTAACTTCATCGCCAACGATGTATCTGCAACTGAACTAGAGGACCGTGTGAATACGGCACAACAGCGTTTAATCTATGCTAACCCAGAGGTAAGCATTGCGCTTAAGACATTCTACCCAGACATTAGCAATGGCGATCTGCTTGCTTATGCGCTAGATCCTACTAAGGGACTAGACCAAATCAAGCGTCGCATTACTGCAGCAGAGATTGGTGCATCAGCAGTTCAGATGGGACTTGCAACCAACGTCACTGATGCTGAATACCTAGCACGCTACGGTGTGGACAAGGGAGCAGCACAAACAGGTTACCGAACAGCGGCAGAACGTTTACCTGTAGCTAGCAAGTTAGGTGACATCTACGCTGGTCAAGGTCTTGGTGCCTACACGCAGCAGACTGCAGAACAAGACATCTTTAACTTGCCTGGTGGAGCAGCAGCTGCAGAGAAACGCAGAAAGCTATCAGAACTAGAGCAAGCATCATTCAGCGGTAAAGCTGGTATGGGCGCTCTAGCGCGAGATCGCGCTGGCGCTTTCTAAACAAACAAAGCCTGCCACTAGAGTAACTGGACTAGTGGAGAGACAATAAAACCAGTAGTAGGAGCCATACCGTTTCCCCAAACGAATATGAGGCCTGCGCTAACAACTAATAGGGAGAAGGACCACTATGTCCAATTACGACTACGAGGATGAAGACGATACCACTTACGGTGATTCGTCTAACGACCTAGTAAAGCAACTACGCAAAGCAGCTAAGCAAAAGGATAAAGAACTACAAGAGCTTAAGGCTCAGTTTGAAGGCCTAAACAAAGCGCAGCGCGAACGAGCAATAAAGGATGCCCTCGCAAGTCGCGGGGTAAACAGCAAAATTGCTTCATTTATCCCACAGGATATAGACCCAACTGAAGAGTCTGTATCTAAATGGCTTGAAGATTATGCCGATGTATTCGGTATTGAATCAAGTCAAACCCAGGCAACACCTAACGTAAATCCAAACGATGCTGCAGCATACAAGCGTATGACAAACTCCGCAGACTCTGGTGTATCACCAGAGCATAATGGAGACATTATGCAAAAACTTATGAACGCTAACAGCAAAGAAGAACTGGATGAAGTTATTAGATTGTCTGGACTCTAATCCGATCCTAAACAAGAAAGGCTAGACCCTAATGGCAACACCAACAGGTACCCCCACCACCACGTCTAGCATCAGCAACCTCGTACAGACAGCATACGATCAGTATGTAAGAATGGCGCTTCGCTCCATTCCTGTTATGCGTTCACTTGCAGATGTTAAGCCAGTGCAACAGGCAATGCCAGGATCATCAGTTGTTTTCTCAATCTATTCAGATTTGGCACAAGCTACTTCTACATTGACAGAAACTTCAGATGTATCAAGCATTGCACTAGGTAACCCATCACAGGTTACAGTAACACTGAACGAATACGGTTCAGCAGTTACAACAACAAAGAAGTTAAACCTAACTTCATTCAACGATGTAGATTCAGCACTTGCTGACATCATCGCATACAACGCAGCAGACTCTATTGACAACGTTGTAGGTCAGGTCCTCTCAGCAGGAACTAACGTGATCTACTCAAACGGTCCATCAGGAACTGCTCCAACATCATCAGCAACAGTTCTACCAGTAGACACAATGACAGTTGCAGACATCCGCAACGCTGTTGTATCACTACGCACAAACAAGGCATTGCCTCGTATGGGCGAACTATATGCTGCATACCTACACCCACGTCAGTCAGCCGATCTTCGCGCTGAAACTGGTACAGGTGGATTCCAGGAGCTAACAAAGTACGTTGAGCGTACACCGTTCGTTGCTGGTGCAGTAGGCGTTATCGAAGGCGCTTTCATCGTTGAGACACCACGTGTTCTAAACGGTCTAAAGCTAGCTACAGGTATCACACCTACAGTTTCAATCACCAACGTTGCTTTGACATCTAACGTAGTGACAATCACTACTGCAGTTGCTCACGGTCTTGGCGTAGGTCAGGTTGTAACAGTTGCTGCTACAACAAACACAGGTGTTAATGGTACATACACCATCACTGGTGTTACATCAACAACATTTACCTACGCTCTAACAGCATCTAATATCACATCAGTTGCTGATACAGGTACTGTCACATTCACCAACAACTACCGTGCGATCATCGCAGGTCGTGAAGCATTGGCTGAAGCACAGGCTGCAGACATCTCAACCGTTATCGGTCCAGAGATTGATGCGCTACGTCGTTTCCGCACAATCGGTTGGTACTACTTCGGAGGCTTTGCTCGCCTTCGTGAAGCTGCTCTCTATCGTATTGAGTCAGCAGCAACAAACGGATAATTCCCGTTATTGCTCGGCAGGGGGTGGGGAGACCCACCCTCTGTCACTTAGGAAAGGTTGGATATGCCATACACATTAGTAACTCCGTACCAGTGGCAAACCTGGGGCGCAGGCTATACAGAGTTCACTCCGTATTCACGCCTTGCAGGTCGTCGTCTTAACGGTGGAACTATTGATGGTGATATCGCTCCAAGCCTTACAGATATCCCACGCGGTCAGACATTGATTGTTAATGGAACTCAGGTTATAGCAACCTTAACTCCAAGCCAAGATGATCTGGCAGCAGCTAGTTATTACTTCCTCGGCGGTCACGAATACACACTCAGTGATGAACAAGCAGCGGTGCTTACTGCTGCAGGATATGGAAGTTGGTTAACTCCAGTATGAGTCTACATAGAAGGCAGACACATCCAGAATATGTTGAAGGATGTTTTGGCTGCAAGATAGGCGAGCTAGAACTAAGCGTTGGCGTTGCAAACCACAGAGGATTACCTACGGCAAAGCAACACGACAAAGAACTACAGTCTTACTATGACGCAACACGTCAGGGTATAGAACCACGTTCAACAAAGAGCAAAGATATAAATGCAGCAGTCCAACTTTCCAACGAGGCTGGTAAGGCTTTCGATGGGATCTCAATGACGTTTAAGGAGTAACAATGGAAAACTACGGCAAGATGGAAATGGAATCAGACGAGTACATCACAAAGTACCCAACACCTGATAAGCAATACGAAGGTGCGATGAAGTACTGCACATATGAGTCAATCCAGACAGGTGCTATGGGAAAGGCTGCTAAGTAATGAACAAGGCAGAGAAGAAGGCTAAAGTCGCCAAGGTTATGAAAGAGTTTAAGGGTGGATCACTTCACTCTGGTAAGAAAGGCCCAGTAGTCAAGGGCAAGAAGCAAGCAATTGCTATTGCTTTATCTGAGGCAAAGATGACCAAAAAGAAAATGGGCAAGAAGAAGTAATGGCTAAGTCTCCAGCGTGGCAAAGAGCAGAGGGCAAGAACCCAAAGGGTGGCCTCAACGCAAAAGGTCGTGCCTCTGCCAAAGCGCAGGGGATGAACCTCAAGCCTCCAGTCAAGAAGGCTGAGGCAGCTAAGTCTCCCAAGGCAGCAGGACGGCGTAAGTCTTTCTGTGGTCGTATGTGTGGGATGAAGGCAAAGAACACTTCTAGTAAGACTGCAAAAGATCCGAACTCAAGAATTAACAAGTCGCTTCGCGCTTGGGATTGTAGTTGCAAATGAAAAAGAAAGCAGCATTTTGGGATAAACCAAATCCTAACAAAAAGTCAAAAGCATTAACGCCAGAGCAAAAGAAGCAAGCAAAGGCAAGAGCCAAAGCAGCGGGACGACCATATCCCAATCTAGTAGATAACGCTGCAGTCAAGAGAACTAAGAAGAAGTAGGAGATATAGGTGGCACTAGGACAATACGGCACAACGTTATTAGATGAACTTAATCGTTTGGCTAATGGTGGCACCTATAGAGCACCAGGCGAAATGGTTGATGAAGCGTTGGCTGCTCGTCAGTGGGCAGTACAGCGTTCAGTAACGACAAACTTAACAGACACGGTAGGAGTATTAAATGCGATTGCGGGTACGTCTAGCAGTAATCGTCTTGATTACAACGGCGTATGTAACCTCATCGCTGGTACTTTTCAACTACCTGCAGCGCAAGCTCTCAGAGCGGTGTCATCTTGAGTGCTAAATATAACTTGGTCTGTGACCAAGCAACTACATTTAATTTTCAGTTTCAGATCAAGAACGACTCAACTCCTTGGAACCTAACTGGTTATACCGGAGTTATGACTGTTCGCCCATTCGTTGGCGCAACTACTACAACTGTAGTGGCATCTACTGCTAATGGTCGTATGGTTCTTACTGAATTGACTGGACGCATTAACATTACTATTGACGCAGCAACTACTGCAGCTATCGCAGCAGGGCGTTATGCCTACGATCTAGTATTAGATTCAGGTGCAGAAGTTACACGCATCCTTGAAGGTAAATTTATTGTGACAGGAGCGGTGACAACTTGACCACAATTATCGTAATTGAAAACATCACACCACAGGTTGGTGTAGAACTTTCCCAGGATCAAGGTCCACAGGGTGGTCAAGGTGCTACAGGTCCCACAGGACCAGCAGGGCCTACCGGCCCTATTGGTGCTACAGGTCCGACGGGAGTTACTGGCGCAACAGGTGCGACAGGTACGACGGGAGCAACAGGTGTTACAGGAAGTACTGGGCCGACTGGCCCAGCGGGTGCCACGGGTCCTGTTGGAGCTACGGGATCCGCAGGACTTACAGGCCCAACGGGTCCAGAGGGAGTCACAGGTGCAACAGGACCTGTTGGCGCTACAGGAGTCACGGGAGCTACTGGACCTACGGGACCAGCTGGAGCAACTGGAACGACAGGAGTTACAGGTCCGACAGGACCTGCGGGAGCGACTGGCCCACAAGGGGCCACAGGACCACAGGGTGTAACTGGAGACGTCGGACCTACTGGTATCCAAGGTCTAACAGGCCCTGAAGGCCCTACAGGCCCTACTGGAGCGGCAAGCACAGTGCCAGGACCGACAGGACCAACAGGTCCAGTTGGAGCAACTGGTCCTTCTGGAGCAGATTCAACTGTGCCAGGACCAACAGGGCCTACAGGACCTGCGGGTGCAACTGGTCCGATAGGTGCAAGCGGTGCCAATGGAGCAGATGGCGCTACGGGTGCTACGGGACCTGCTGGTACTAATGGAGCTACAGGCCCAACAGGACCTACTGGTCCTGCAGGAACAAACGGTGCAACAGGGCCGACAGGTCCAACAGGGGCAACAGGCCCATCAGATTTTACAATGGTAATAATCGGCGCATACTAGGAGATAACAATGCCACAAACATCTAAGGCGCTCTTTCGCGGTGCCGCAACTACCACAACATCAACAACCCTTTACACAGTTCCAGCTTCAACAACAACTGTTGTAACTGACATTGTGGTGACCAATACTGCAGGTACTTCTGGTTCTTTTACTATGTCGCTCAACGATGTGAGTATTGCAACAACAGTAACAGTTGGTGCCTACGACTCAACTGTTATCCCATTGAAGCAAGTATTAGCAACAACTCAAACGATCAAGGGTGGCGCATCTGCGACCACTATTAACTTCCACATCTCAGGGGTGGAAATTTCCTAAATGGCCTCTAACAATTATATTTACAAAATGTCTAACGCAGGTGGTATGTCTACCGTCACCCGTTATACAGATATGTTGGCAGGTAATGCTACCTTTGCGCCGTGGGCACCTGCTGGTGCCTATGAGTCTATTGCTACTACCACTGTGGGTTCAGGTGGCACGGCAACTATTACCTTCTCAAGTATTCCTAGCACCTATACACATTTGCAAATCAGATTTAGTGCTTTAAGCACAGTAAGTGGCGGATCACCTTTAGTCAGATTTAATTCAGACTCTGGCACAAATTATTCTAATCATACAGTTTATGGTACTGGATCTGCTGCTGCCACAGGTAACAATGTATCTAACACTGGTATGTATATAGGTGGGTCAAACACAGGTACTGACACTACTTATCCTTTAGTGGGAGTTATAGATATTCTAGACTATGTTAACACTTCTAAAAATACTACGATTCGTACTTTAAGCGGATTAGACTCTAATGGTAACGGTGAGATCAGTTTATTTTCAGGTGCGTGGTATAACACTGCCGCCGTTTCAACTATAGCAATAACTGCACCTAGTCGAACTTATGCCCAGTACTCATCCTTCGCTTTATACGGAATCCGAGGTAATTAACGATGCCATTAACTTACACTCCGATTGCTACACAGACTCTTGGGTCAGCAGCAGCATCAGTTACCTTTAGTTCTATCCCAAGTACCTATACAGATTTGGTGATGGTGTTTAATGGCGTTGCAGATAACAATGTGAACTTAAGATTTAACTCTGACTCTGGCACAAACTACAGCGCAACACGCATCAGAGGCGATGGCTCATCTGCGACATCTGCTCGCTTTGCCAATCAGACTTCAATGGTAGGTTCATACGACCCAGGGCAAAGCATAAGCATTTGGCAGATTATGAACTATTCTAATTCTACTACCAACAAATCTGCTCTTAATCGTGGCGGTGGAGCAGGAACAAACGTAGAGGCTTACGTGGGTTTATGGCGCAATACTGCAGCAATTACTTCTGTTACTGTCATTGTTAACGGTAACTTTTCTACTAACAGCACCTTCTCACTCTATGGCATCCTCGCCGCTTAATCGAAAGGATAAATAAATATGTCAAACAGTTACGTCCTTCTCGAAAAGATCGTAGTACCCGCAGCAGGTTCATCCAGCGTTACATTTGCCAACATCCCACAAACGGGTTACACCGATTTGAAGATTGTTGTAAGCGCAAGAGGCACTGTTGGTGGTGCTTGGAATGATGTTACGGCTAAATTTAATTCATCTACTACTGGTTATACACAAAGATATGTATACGGTACTGGATCAGCAGCAGCAAGTAACACTGGCGGTTATTCAGCAGGTTATGCTGGACACGCAACAGGATCAGGTGCAACTGCTAATACCTTTAGCAATTTTGAAGTTTATATTCCAAACTATACAGGGTCTAATAATAAATCTTTTTCATTTGATTCTGTAACAGAAAACAATGCAACCACATCTCTTACTATGTTAGGCGCAAGTCTTTGGTCAAACACCAGTGCAATCACAAGTATATTATTTGAATTACCTGGTGGTTCATTTGTAACAGGCTCAACCTTCTACCTTTACGGCGTAGCAAAACTTGGCACTACCCCTACCATTGCACCTAAAGCAACAGGTGGCGATGTCATTGATACCGATGGCACTTACTGGTACCACATCTTTAGATCATCAGGCACATTTACCCCTGCCGTTGGCCTGTCTTGTGACTACCTTGTAGTCGCAGGTGGCGGTGGAGGTGGCTCTCGTTGGGGTGGCGGTGGTGGTGCAGGTGGATTTAGAACTGACACAGGTTTAAGTCTTGCAACTTCTACCAATTATACAGTAACTGTTGGAGCAGGTGGTGCTGGCGGTTCAGGTGCTGGATACAATCGCGGTGGTACAGGTAGTAATTCGGTTTTAGCCACAATCACATCATCAGGTGGTGGTGGTGGTGGTACTAATGGTCAAACACCAACCACAGGTGGTTCGGGCGGCGCAGGCGGTTTCTTTAATCAAAGCGGAGCGGCAGGAACTTCAGGTCAAGGTTTTGCAGGTGGTGATGCTTGGACTACTACGCAATACGCAGGTGGTGGTGGCGGCGGTGCAAGCGCGGTTGGTGCTAATGCGCCAAGCGGAAGTAATGGTGGTAATGGTGGTGCTGGTACATCCAGTTCTTATACAGGCAGCGCAGTGACTTATGCAGGCGGTGGCGGTGGTGGTTGCGAAACTGGCACTGTTGGAGCAGGCGGCGCAGGTGGCGGTGGTGCAGGTGGAAAATCAGCAGCAAATGGAACTGCGGGAACTGCAAATCGTGGCGGCGGTGGTGGCGGTGGTGGTAACGACACAGGCGCTGGCGGCGCAGGCGGTTCAGGAATTGTAGTTGTTAGATATTTAGTAGCGTAAAAGGAGAATATAAATGTCACATTGGGCGCAGATAGACGATAACAATATCGTCACACAGGTTCTAGTAGGACCTAATCACGGAGATGAAGGCGAAGCCTTCTTTAACGCACTTGGCGGTACTTGGGTCAAGACAAGTTACAACGGCAATATCCGCAAGAACTATGCAGGTATTGGCTACTCATACTGGCCTGACATTGATGCCTTTGTTCCACCACAATGCCACGATGTGGCAGTGCTGGATGAAACAACAGCGTTATGGAATTGCACACACGAAGATCACACACCAATAATGGAGATAACAAATGAGTGAAGTATTAACAAAGATTGTCGTTGACTGCTCAACTGGAGTAACAGCAGAGGTGCCGTTGACTGGTGAAGAGATCCAGCAGCGCGAACTAGATGCTATTGCAGCAGCCACTGCTAAGGCAGAGCAAGAGGCAGACAAGGTAGCTAAAGAAACTGCCAAGGCAGAACTACTTGCAAAGCTCAATATCTCTGAAGATGAGGCTAAACTTCTTCTATCGTAACCGATAGGGGAACCAATGAGATTTCACGTTATCAGTCTGCCTCACACCCAGACAACTAAAGAGTACGTCAACTGCGCTTATACCGAAAAGGTTAGACGCTTTTGTATGATGATGAAAGGGCTAGGCCATACGGTCTATCTCTATGCTAGCGAAGACAACGAAGCCCCAGTAGATGAACTGATTACCTGTATCACCAAAGAGCAGCAAGCAGAAGCGCTAGCAGGTAAGCACTTTACAGAGGCAGCCTTTGATGCAAACCTTCCGCACTGGCAGATCTTTAATGGTAACGCCATTGCAGAACTTGGCAAGCGCCTAGAGCAAAAAGACTTTATCTGTGTTATCGGTGGTGCTACTCAGAAGCCTATTGCAGATGCTTACCCAAACCACATCACCGTAGAGTTTGGCGTGGGCTACGGTGGAGTCTTTAGCAAGTACAAAGTCTTTGAATCATACGCTTGGATGCACAGCATCTATGCAATGTTTAAGAATCCAACAACAGTAGATGGCAACTTCTATGACACTGTTATCAATGGGTATTTAGAACCTGAGATGTTTCCATTGCAGGAGAAGAAAGAAGATTACTACCTCTACGTTGGACGGATGATAGATCGTAAAGGTCTAGTCATAGCACAGCACGTATGTAAGGAGCTAGGACTCAAGCTGATTATGGCAGGTCCTGGTAATGACCCGAAGATTGAATATGGTGAGTGGGTAGGACCAGTAGGTCCAGAGGAACGAGCAAAGTTAATGGGTGGAGCAACTGCTCTATTTGCCCCAACGCTCTACATAGAACCTTTCGGTAACGTTGTTATCGAAGCACAAACCTGTGGGACTCCAACGATTACCACAGACTGGGGTGCATTTACAGAGACTAATCCTAATGGTGTTACTGGATACCGTTGCAGAAATGCAATGGAGTTTGCAGCAGCAACAGAGTGGGTGAAGGACCTAGATCCAGTAGCAATACACAAGCGAGCAGTATCTCTATATTCACTAGATGCTATCGCTCCGCAATACGAACAATACTTTGCACGACTGCTAACTCTATGGGGAGATGGCTGGTATGAGAGGAAATAATGCCAACACTGAACGAACTAGTGGACGAGGTAAAGGCTAACCTACAAGGTTACGCACTACGCCAAGACCGAATCACTTATGTTGCTAACCCTGCTGGCTTAACAACTACCAGCACTGAAATCACCGTTGGCTCATCTTCTAACTTAGCCAAAGGTATCATCGAAGTTGATGATGAACTTATCTGGATTGACTCCTTTGACAAAGCCAATAACGTACTCAATGTTATTCCAGGCTTTGGTCGTGGATACCAAGGAACGACAGCATCGCCTCACTCACAGTATGCACCGGTAACCTTATCTCCAACCTTTCCACGTTCTTCTATCAAGAAGGCTATCAACGATACGATCAACAGCTTTTATCCTAAGCTCTGGATTATCAACTCTTATACATTTACCTTTAACGCATCTCAGGTCACATACCCATTGCCTGATGACTGCGAAGGTGTCCTATTTATCTCGTGGCAGACCACTGGCTCTAGCCAAGAATGGCTACCAGTAAATCGCTGGCGCTTAGATGGTATGGCAAATGCTGCTACCTTTAACACAAACAATACAATTAACATCTATGAGAATGTACAACCTGGTCGTACAATTCAGGTTTGGTATACAGCCACACCCAATACTCTTGACGCCAACACAGATGATTTTGCTGACGTATCTGGCCTACCAGATTCTTGTAGTGATGTTGTCGTCCTCGGAGCAGCATACAAACTACTGTCTTACCTTGACGCTGGACGAATCAATCTCTCTTCAGCTGAAGCAGATCTAAACGATTCTAAGTTACCATCATCTGCAGGAGCTGCAGCCTCTCGTTACATCTTTGCCCTCTATCAACAGCGCCTGAATGAAGAATCGTTGAAGTTGGCAGACAAGTATCCAATCCGTATTCACTACACCCGCTAGGTAAGGAAAGCCAATGACACGTAAGTACTCGTCCATCAGCGTTGAGACAACGCTGGCTACTGGAATCAACAACAGTTCAACTACTATGACAGTTGCTACTGGTACAGGTTCTGCTCTTTTAGGTGGTGTTACTCTTGCTGCTGGTAACGTAGATCAGTTTACCGTAGCACTAGATGTTGATACACAGAACGAAGAAATTGTTTTTATCACAGCAGTATCTAGCGATACATTTACCATCGTACGTGGACAAGCAGGAACCTCTGCTATCTCACATACTGGTGGTGCTACAGTCAAGCACGTCCTTACTAGTAGCGACCTAACCTTCTACACAACAGGTGTAGCCACAGCAGATGCTGCTATCCCAAAGGCGTTAGTAACAGCCAAGGGTGACATCATTGGTGCTAGCGCATCAGGAGTACCAGACAACCTAGCCGTTGGAACTAACGGGCAGGTGCTGACTGCAGACTCTGCTGAGACTCTTGGAATCAAGTGGGCAACACCAGTAGATGCAAGCCTAACAATTAACGCTAAGACTGCTAACTACTCACTAGTAGCAGGCGATGTAAACAAGCTCATCACTATGAGCAGCGGTTCAACAACAACGCTGACAGTTCCTAACGGAGTCTTTACAACAGGCCAACAGATTAACATTCAGCGCCTTGGCGCAGGAGCAGTCCAGATTAGAAGCGATGGAACTACTGCATTGACTTCAACTGGTGCAACATCAACTGCGCCAGATCTACGCGCTCAGTACAGTGCTTGCACAATTATCTGTACATCTAGTAACAACTTCACAGTGATTGGGGATCTATCGTAATGCCAATCCTAGGCATTCTTGCTAGTTCAAGAAAGGCTAGCATAGCAACGGTGACAGGCGGAACTTTAAGTTCTGATGCAACCTATTACTATCGTACTTTTACAAGTAATGGAACATTGGGTATTTCATCAAACTCTTTGATAGCAGATATCCTTGTCATTGCTGGTGGTGGAGCAGGTGGTAATGGTTACTTTACTGGTTCAGGTTCAGGTGGAAGTGCAAACTACACACGCTATGTAGGTGGCGGTGGTGGTGCAGGTGGTGTTCTATACAGCGCATCACAAACACTTTCTATTGGCAATCGTTCTGCAACTATTGGTAGCAGCGCTACTAACTCTTCACTAGGTTCTTATGTAGCAACTGCAGGTGGAACAGGTGGAACACAAGCAGTAGGTGCAGCAGGTGGCTCAGGTGGTGGTGGTTCCATTGACTCACCACTTGTAAGCGGTACTGCTACAACAACTTATTATGCAGGAGGATCTGGAACAACAGGACAAGGTAACTCTGGTTCCTCTGCTGGTTCTTTCCAAACATTCGGTGGTGGTGGAGGCGGTGGTGCAGGTGCTGCAGCAACATCATCTAACAATGGTGCTACTGGAGTCAACACATATTCTTCTTGGCCTTCTATCTCATCATTAGCCAGTGGCTATGTTGGTGGAGGTGGAGGTGGTGGACTCTTTGCATCCTTCACGCTAGCAACAGGTGGTGCAGGTGGTGGTGGTGCAGGTGGTACAGGTGTTGGTACAGGTGGTGAAGTTGCACCTGTTGCTGGTACTGCCAACACTGGTGGAGGTGGTGGAGGCGGAGGTATCTCTAATAACTCTACTCAAGGCTTCCAAGCTGGTGCTAGTGGTGGTTCAGGAATTGTTGTAGTGCGCTACACACGCGCTCAGGTAGGTGGATAATGGCACATTGGGCAGAAGTAGATGAGAACAATGTAGTTATTCGAGTAACTGTTGGTGACGACAATGACCCAGCAGGTGATGAAGGATACCAATGGTTGTTAGATAACCTTGGTGGTACCTGGATTAAAACATCTTACAACGCAAACATTCGTAAGAACTTTGCCAATGTTGGCTACACCTACGATCCAGTACGTGATGCCTTCATTGCGCCTAAACCAAAAGATGACTGGATTCTTGATGAAGATACCTGTCAATGGATGAACCCTAACCCACTAACACCAGAAGAACTTGCTTCAATAAAAGCAGAATCAATCGCAATATAAATCTAAGGAGTCATAGTGGCCTACGGCGACGACATCACAGAGGGCATACCTTATACGCTTTCCAACCCTGCGGGATCTACAAACTATTCAGCAACAGGTGAAGCCTACGATATAGCTATTGCTGGCTTGCCATTCTTCTTAATGAATAGTGACGACTCACCTTATCGTCGTGTAACAGCCCAGTACCGTAAGCAACAGATTGACCAGAGCCGTGAGCCTGGTGAGCAGACGCTTACTGGTTGGTGGCTACGTAGCCAAAGCTCATTCCACTTTGGACAAGGCATCAAGTTCTTTGAGCCTATCCAGGATGAGTCATTGCGCTTTCAGTACACAGAGTCCAAAGGTATTGATGTCTGGACCAAGGGACAGGCAACATTGCTCAAAGATGTAGATGGTGGCATCCATACAACCACTGGTGGGCTGCAAGCTAGTGGCCGTCCTAACCAGATGCTTCGTTCTATCAAATGGACTAAGCCAACATACACAGGTGCTACTACTACCAATACATACAACGGTGTATTGCTGCTTGATGAGTATGACGTGGATAAGATCTATCCGCGTATCACTGCATCTGTTAACAACAAGGCTCTGACTTCTAACGTAGCTACACTGACTACAACTGCAGCACACGGCCTAGCAGTAGGTATGGAAATCACAGTCTCAGGAGTAGATGCAACCTTTAATGGTGATTACACGATCACTACGGTTCCTACTGCTACAACCTTTACCTATGCCAAGACTGCAACGAATGTAACCTCTACACCAGTTTCACCTGTTGGTACTGTCTACTCAGAGGTAACCCACTTTATTGATTACAACGCAGGCGTAGATGACCCAGTTTATGCCATCTGTGATGATGGAACCTATGCCTACTGGGTAACCAACCAGACATCAGGTGGTGCTAACAAGATCCACGTCTATAAGAAGTTGCTATCAGATGATTCAAGCGTTTCACCTACCTTGATGTTCAATGCCACAGGTATTGTGGTAACTAACGCTGTTATAGAATTTACAAAAGAGCGTCTGGTTATGGCTGCAAACAACAAGGTTTATGAGTTTGCAACCACTGCAACATCACTACCAACTGCTGTTTATACACACCCAACAGATAACTTTACCTATACCAGCATCACTTCATCTGGTGCTGCAATCTACTTAGCAGGTTATACCAACATCCAGTCAACTATCCAGAAGTTTACCTTGACTACTGCTGGTGCTATGCCTACTTTGACCTCTGCTATCACAGCAGCAGAACTGCCAGTAGGTGAGATCGTATTTAAGATTGCTTACTACCTTGGCAATATGGCTATTGGAACTAGCCAAGGTATGCGTATGGCAGATGTCAATTCACTTGATGGTTCTATTACCTACGGTGCTTTAGTCTTTGAATCAGATCAGCCAGTCTATGACTTTGCTTTCCGTGATAGATACATCTGGGCAGCATCTGGCGTTGATGGTCAGGTAGGTGTAACCCGTGTAGATATGGGTCAACCATTAGGTAACCTACTGTTTCCTTATGCCTGGGACTTGTATGACCCAAATGACGCACTAGGTCACTACACGACATCTTGTGCTTTCCTTGGAGATACCAACCGCCTAGCGTTTTGTAACGCTGGCAACGGTTCAAATGGCTATGTCTACATAGAGTCAGCAACTACCCTGATTGCAGAAGGAACTATCCGTACAGGATATGTACGCTACAACACACTAGAACTGAAGATCTTTAAGTTGATGCAAGCTCGTGTAGATACCGTCAATGGTGGACTCTACATTGACTCTATTGACTATGCCGATAACTACTTCCGCATTGGTACCTTTGCACAAGAGGCATCTGTACCAGAGGTTAACATCAACTATCCTCAAGCATCTCAAGAGTACCTTGGCTTCCAGTTCACCTTGGTGCGCTCAACAACTGATACATCTAAGGGACCATTGTTTACTGGTTACCAGATCAAGGCTCTGCCTGCTATCCCACGTCAGCGACTTATCCAGTATCCACTGTCTTGCTACGACCACGAATCAGATCACTTCGGCGTAGAGATTGGCTATGAAGGTTCAGCATACTTCCGTATGAGCCAGCTTGAATCTATTGAAAACGTAGGTGACACCATCCGTGTTGAAGACTTCAGAACTGGTGAGTCCTACATTGGACTTATCGAAGAGTTGGACTTTAGAAATAGCACACCATCGGATAAGCGATTCACCGGCTATGGTGGAACGCTCTTAGTGACAATCAGGACGGTATGATGACAGCACAAGACTACGCAACAATAGCCGTAGCCGTATGTACAATAGTGGGAGCCTTTGCTACTGCAGTGCGCTGGTTAGTTAAGCATTATCTTAATGAGCTTAAGCCTAACTCTGGCTCAAGCCTTAAAGATTCTGTCATTAGACTAGAAGAAAAAGTAGAGATCCTGTATCAGATTATGATTCAAAAAGGAAGAGATGAACAACGATGAAGCCTGTTGCCAAGAAAGCCACGCCTGCCGCTATTGCTGTCCTTCGACAAGCCACAGCATTGAGGCCATTACGCAAGAAAGCCTCGGATGGATTGCTACCGAGCAAGGCACACATCCATCAGAATCCTAATTCAGATCACAATACTGGATTCGCAGTAGACCTAACACACGATAAGTTGGGTGGTATTGATTGCTATAACATCTTTGAAGAACTAAAAGCAGACAAGCGTGTTAAGTATCTTATTTTCCAGGGCAAGATCTGGTCAGCAGAACGTGCCTCAGAAGGCGACCGTGAATACACAGGTTCCAATAAGCACAACAAGCATCTTCACATCTCAATCAAAGAAGGATGTGGAGACGACACTTCCCCGTGGTTCCCTTGGTTGGGAACACCAAAAGTTGTCGCAAAGGTAAAGGCAGCAGTTAAGCGTTTACCAAAGAAGAAAGAACCAACAAGTCCAAAGGAGTAACAATGGATAAGAACAAGTTAAAGGCAATCGCAGCAACGTACCTACGTGCTGGTATTGCATCAGTAATCGCTTTGTATCTTGCAGGCGTAACAGATCCAAAGGCTTTAGCATCAGCAGCACTTGCTGCAGTTGCAGGTCCACTGCTTAAGGCATTGGATCCAAAGGCTGTAGAGTTTGGTCGTGGGTCTAAGTAACCCATAGCGCGAGGCAAACAGGAGGTCGGTCCCTACGGGGACCGGCCTTCTTTTTTTATGCCACTTTGTCGGAAGGGCAGGGAACTACTACTAGATTCCCACAGTTTACACAGGTAGCATCAAGGAAGTACCAGACCAGTTCATAGTCCTCAAAGGATGCCATAACGTTGAACACCTGAGAGCCACACGGACAGATGTGGATGGGTCCTAAACCCCGCAGATCGGCTCCAAAAGGCTCAGGAAGGGCATTCCTACGCCATCTAAACGATGGCAGGATTGGTAGACGGAACCGCACAGTTACTGTACGGTTGGTACCACTGCGCCCTTTGAGGGCGCCCGTCTGTTTAATTCGCCTCACGGCTCATATTGTAATGCCCAGTAGCGTTGCTTACGCAACGACACGCCGAGGACTGGTATGCTCTCTGGTATGACAACAATCGCGGCACTTGAGGGAATTGATTACGCTGTTTTAGTAGCTGACTCACAGATCACCGAGGACAATCTAGTAACACTTGCCACCAGTACGCCCAAGATTATCGAGGTCGGCAAGTATCTCATTGGTATCTCTGGTGACACTAGGCCCGGTGACATCCTTGCATACAACTGGAAGCCACCGCTCTATCGTGGTGAGGACCCAGCCCAGTTTATGGGAAAGAAAGTTATACCCAGTATCAACCAAGCATTTACCGACAATAACTACGACTACAACAAGGTGGACAAAGATGGTGGCTTCGATTATCTCATTGCTTTTAACGGCAATATCTTTCGCATTGCTTGTGATCTCTCTTTTTTCCAAGCAAATCACGGAGCGTACGGCATTGGTTCTGGTGGTCAGCTCGCTCTTGGCTACCTGTATTCAATTGTCAAACCTGATATGGACTTAGCCTTTGCAAAAAGACACGCCCGTCGTGCCGTTGATATCGCTTCGGTGCTTGACGCTAACACTGGCAAGCCTTTACAGTTAGTAGTACAAGAAAGACTCTAGGAGGAGTTATGGCTGCAAAAGAAATAAGAATGGGTAAGTGGTTAACTTATGGTCGTGTATCTGGGTTTGCTATTGGGTTTAGCATTAACAGATATTTTGTTGATGTGCAACTTGGGTTCTGGTATTTGGGATTTGAGTACTGATGGAAATTAAAATACAACCAATGACAGATGAATACGCTGCTCATTACTTTTATCAGATGGGTTGGATGGCTTGTCGTCTAGCATACAAACTAGAGGAAGAGAAAACCAATGTCAGTAACTGACCCCAAGGAACTGCTACTCACCGCTCTTAAGGCAGGAGACGCAAAGCGTTCACGATCTACTCAGGTACAGATCGGGCCATCAGAGGTAGGTGGCTGTCGTCGTAAGGTGTGGTATCGCCTTAACAACCAGCCAGAAACTAATGACCACGAATTAAAGTTAGCAGCCATTATGGGTACTGCTATCCACGCAGAAATTGAGAAGGCGTTAGCAGATAATCCAGATGTGCTGATTGAAACTGAAGTTGAATACAACGGTATGAAAGCACACGTTGACTGCTTTGTACCTGGTACCGGTGATGTGATTGACTGGAAGACAAGCAAGGTCCGGAACCTTTCTTACTTTCCATCAACGCAACAACGGTGGCAGGTACAGCTTTATGGCTACCTCCTAGCAAATAACGGCTATGCGGTCAACCGAGTGTCACTGGTAGCAATTGCCAGGGACGGGGACGAACGCGATGTCAAGGTTCACACCGAAGACTACGATGAGTCCATTGCACTAGAGGCACTCGGTTGGCTAGCGGCTGTTAAAGAAAGTAAAGAGGCGCCAGCACCTGAGAAGGATGCAAGTTACTGTCAGCATTACTGCAAGTTCTATGATGCTACCGGTGAGATGGGATGCGTTGGTCTAAAAAAAGAACGTACGTCAGTCAGTGAGGTAATCATTACTGACGTAGATATTGACAAGAACGCACTGTTGTACTTACAGTTAGCAGCACAAATAAAAGAGTTAGAAAAGCAACAGGATTCTTTGAAGGCATCCTTTGAAGGAGTACTGGGTACTACTAATTCAGGTATCGAACTAAGTTGGACAACTGTTAAAGGGCGAGAGTCAGTTGACAGTGATGAGGTAGAAAAACTATTAGGGTTCGTCCCTAAGAAGGTAGGAGCTGAAAGCCAGCGACTATCTATAAAGCAAAGTGGAGGTAAGTAATATGGCTACAGAAGGAACAAAGTTCCAGATCAATTACAAGTTAAATGATGGAACACTTATCAATCTTTACGCAGCGACAGTGCAGGAACTAGAAGCAGGTCTTGCAGATATTTCTATGAACGCACTTAACATCCGTGCAACTGGTGCTGAACTCAACGGTGGTGCTGCTGTTACAGTTGCTGCAGTTGCTCAAGCATTTAATGCAACACCAGTACAGGCAGCACCTGCACAAGCAGGTAGCGGTAATGTTTGTAAGCACGGTCCTATGTCACTACGTTCAGGTGTAGGACAAAAGGGTCCGTGGTCAGGCTATATGTGTGCAGCACCAAAGGGTGCGCCAGATAAGTGCGACACAATCTGGGTTAAATAACTAATGCGGGAGCCAAGTCAATACGAAGCTCCTAGTTGTGCAACAGTAGGCGGAGACTATTGGTTCCCTGAGAAAGAGTCAGGGGGCATTGGTCAGGCTGAAGCAAAACTTGCAAAGTCTATTTGCCATTCCTGCCCACACAAAGTTGAGTGTGCAGAGTGGGGAATCTATAACGAGTACCACGGAATCTGGGGTGGCCTTGCCGACCTAGATCGCAGACGCATCCGCAGAGATCGTGGAATCAGATTGAATCAGGAGGACAGAAGTGCTTAACCTATCCCGTGCTTGGAGTGGTGTGCTTACCAAAGCAACACCATTGCCTGATGTATGGAGTGGGTTAGCAGCCGAAGGTATTAAGTTTCGCAGAGGCCAGGTATGTATGGTAGCTGCAGCACCTAATGCTGGTAAGTCTATGTTCGCACTGATCTATGCAATCAAAGCTAATGTTCCTACACTTTTCTTTTCCGCAGATACTGATACTACTACTGTAATGATGAGAGCTGTCTCGCATCTATCAGGTCACTCACAGGTGACAGTAGAGGCAAACCTTGCTAACGATAGTCAGTACTACAACGTACACTTCAAAAGACTTTCACATATCAAGTGGGTCTTTGATTCATCTCCAAACATTGATGACTTGGAGTTAGAGATCAGAGCCTACGTTGAACTCTATGGACAGGCACCTGAGTTGATAGTCATTGATAACTTAATGAACATCACCGCTGAGACGGACAACGAATGGGCAGGACTAAGAGCAATTATGATGGAGCTTCACGATATGGCACGCAAGACTGAGGCCTGTGTGATGGTGCTCCACCACGTATCAGAACAGTCAGAGTATGGGTCACCTAGTAACCCACCTCATCGCAGATCAATTCACGGAAAGGTCAGTCAGTTACCTGCACTGATACTTACTCTTGGTTATGACCCTGGCCAAGCAACATTAAAGGTTGCAGCGGTAAAGAATAGATTTGGGCCACACACAGCAGATGGCAAGAAATATGCACAGCTTCTAGTAAACTATGCAGCAGTACAGATATCGGACCAAAACGAGTTTGGTTGGATGTTAAGGAAAGATGCGATTGCAGGATACCAAGGAGGGTATAATGTCTGAAGAATTAACAAACAAATACAGAGATAATCTCAAGATAGATGCACTGCGTACAGAACTAGATGCACTTAAGATAGATGTAACCAACTTTGTTGGTGCATTACTTCAATCTGGTGTTGTCGAATTAGTTAAAGATGAGACTGGTGAAATTGTCTACAAGATCAACAAGGTTGTATTGGTAGATGAGTCAGTACAACAAGACTAAAGGTTCTCAGTTTGAGACAGATGTAATGAAGTGGCTACGCGGTAAAGGCGTACTCGCGGAACGTTTGTCTAAAGCTGGGGCAAAGGATGAGGGCGACATCGTTACTGTTATCGCAGGAGAAACCTATATCCTTGAACTCAAGAACAGGCAGACGCTTTCCCTGCCTGAGTTCTGGAGAGAAGCAGAGGTTGAGGCGCTTAACTATTCAAATGCACGTGGCCTTGGGGAAGTCCCACTGCATTACGTTGTAGTTAAGCGTCGCAACGCTGGAATAGATAAAGCCTGGGTCATACAAGATCTGAACCAATGGCTGAAGGAGAAGCAATGATTCATACCAAGAAGGATCTGCTTAAACAGATGAACTACATTGAAAACAATGTGGCTTGGAAGTGGCAGATCGAAAGACTAGAGCAGAAGATTAGTGTGCTGCAAGGTGTCCTTATTAAAGCAGGAGTTTTAGTAGACGCAAAAGGTGTGCACGAAACAATCATCATCGTTGATGGTGAACAATACTCAATTAGAAAGGTTAAATAAATGCCAGTACCAGAAGGCGTAATTACCACAACAGAAATTCTAGTACCAGTAGTAGAAGAAGTGGTTGAAGTTTCAACTACAGAAGAAGCCAAAGATGATTTGCCAGAACTGTCTTAGAGGCGGAGCAGAGAACAGGGACAGCCACTACAAGCGTGCCACCAAGTGGCACGACAAGTGCGACTTTAAGGGGTGCGTATGCCAGCACAAGACTGGTCCAGGGTACGTAAAGCGGGACGATTCAAAGGTGCCGTTGATGCAAACTCAATCCCCATAGGTCCCATTGTTTTACACTTTGGTGGTGAAGTAAGAGAAGGCAAGAGCGTATCGGTTCGATGCTGCTTGCATAGCGACAGTCGCAGGTCTGCCGTTATCAATACCTATGACAACCTGTACTACTGCCACACCTGCGGTAAGGGTGGCAATGCAGCTAACTTAGTGTGCATACTAGAGAACTTGGAGTTTAATGATGGCCTCAAACGTGCAGTCGAAATTGCTGCTGGAAGCGGCGCAGCAATACGCACAGGCAATAAGTCCAGAGGCTCTAGCCGTCCTAAGCGTACGTGGGATCTCTGAAGAGGTAGCAGGGCGCTTCCAATTAGGAAGCATAACTGAACCTATCAATGGTCACGAGATGTATGAAGGGTGGCTATCCATCCCATACATCACCGCTTCTGGTGGTTGTGTTGGCTTTAAGTTTAGACGATTAGATGATGGCAAACCTAAGTATGGTAGTCCTACTGGGCAGAAGGCACACCTGTATAACGTCTGCGATATTACTGTTGACTCACCACACATCGTTGTATGTGAAGGTGAACTAGATGCCATTGTTACTAGCGGTGAACTAGGCATACCAGCAGTAGGTGTACCTGGTGTTGCTGCTTGGAAGCCACACTTTCCCAAGCTATTTGCGGGGTATGAAACTATCTATGTAGTAGGTGACAATGATGTGAAAGAGGATGGGTCTAACCCTGGTGCTGAGTTTGCTAAGCGTGTTGCTAACGAGGTAATGAACTCAGTTATTGTTACACTACCACCAGGTATGGATATCAATGACTACTACCTAGCACACGGGGCAGATGCCACACGTGCTTTGCTGGTAGGTGAGCAGATTGGATAAGGCTGAATGGTTACAGATGGTACAGATTTTGCAGCATATGGGCTTTCAGATCCTAGAGATCAATATGGAAACCGAGACTTTGTTAGTGCGTCCGACCCCGGCAAGGTAGACGAGGCATTCATTGCAGATGTCTGGCGCATTATGGATCAAGCAGGTAACCTGCTGGTGCGTAAGCATCACGACTACGGCCCAAAGAACATTGCTCACTCACCAGGTGGACCACTTAATGGTCTGCGTGTACGTATGTGGGACAAGATAGCTCGCATCAATAACCTACTAGACTCTGGCGTTAAGCCAAGCAATGAGTCCTTGCGTGATTCCTTCTTAGATCTACTGAACTACTCAGCTATTGCAATGATGGTACTCGATGGCGTATGGCCAGAAGTGCAGGATAATGACTGAACTACACCCAGTAATCTATGACTTGGTACCTAGCGTTGCCAACACTATCTATCGTAGGTATAACAAACACGTGGAGAAGGACGACATCAAGCAGGAGTTGATGGCTTGGGCTATGACTAGAGTAGAAGATCATACAACTGATCTAATGGAGCCTATCGAAGAGCGACGCAGGCACAATGAGCAGCGCATAGCCTGGCAGATGAGACGTGTAGCAGAACGCTATGCTCGCAAAGAGAAGGCTATCAAGTCTGGCTACAACACCACAGATGAGGTGTACTACGAGTCATTTACTTTAGGTCAGCTACTACCCTTTGTTATTGCATCCATCATTGATGGCACAGTACTAGAGCAGGTACAGCAGATGATTCAGGATGGACAACCCAAGGGTAGGTCATCACCATCAGAAGGTGGCAACCTATTGGCAAGTCTTATTGACATCAAGAAGGGTTACC